GAAGGGTCTTAACAAGATAAGATCTACAATTGACGGAGTTAATGGCTTACAACGTAATAGCCAGTTCTATGTAACGATCCCTGCACCTGTGTGCATGACTGGAGATCAAACCCCCACCCTACTTCCCTTCCTTACCGAGTCAGCCGCACTACCAGGTGTGATGCTTGCTACCACCTCTGTTAAAAGATATGGTATTGGTGTAGAAGAAAAGAAACCATACCTACCTACCTTTGTAGATGTTAATATGACATTCTTTGGGGATGGTAGTGGATATGTACACCAATTCTTTGGCAACTGGATAAACAATATAGTAATATACGATAGACGTGCGACCCTTCCTAATGCATTTGAAGTTAGATACAAGTATGACTATGCTGTAGACATTACTATTACTACTCTAGATGAGACTGGTCAAAAGGTAATCGAAGTGGTCTTGATGGGAGCATATCCTATCTTTTTAGGTGACGTGTCTCTATCCTGGGCCGATACAGATTCTTTTGCTAAGATTCCAGTTGGGTTTACTTACACTAACTGGAAGAAGAACATTGTAGATATAAACCAACCTATAGCCCAGGGTGGGGGTGTTGGTGCATTACAGAGAATTATGGGTATTGCTTCTGCAGTACAAGTACTGAGTACCATTCGTAAGCCTAGAGGTATTGCAGATACAATAAATGTAATTAACAACAGCAAGTTGGCTGTTGGAGGACTACTAAGAGGATTTTTATAACAAGGAGTTATTATGGCGTTACCTAAGATTGGTTATCCAACTTTTGAATTGATTTTACCCTCAACAAAAGAAACCGTAAAGTATAGACCGTTTTTGGTCAAAGAAGAGAAAATACTATTAACATCCCAGGCAAGTGGGGAGGCTAATGACATCATCAATGCAGTTAAACAGGTTATCAATAACTGTATTCTGACAGATAAAATTAACGTTGATGGTTTGACCACTTTTGATCTTGAATATTTGTTTATCAAGATTAGAGCTAAATCGGTTAACAATGTGATTAATCTTACCTATAAAGATATGGAAGATGATCAGAAGTATGTGGTTGAGATCAACCTAGACGAAGTAGAAATAAAAGAAGATCCAAATCATGTGACTAAATTTGATATTGGAAATGGGTACGGATTAGTTATGAAGTATCCAAGGGCTGACCTAACAAATTCACTTAAGTTCGTCGAAGGTGAGATGGATGCATTCTTTGAGGTGCTAAAGAGTAGTATTGAAAGTGTATACGATGCAGAATCTGTTTATAAGTTATCCGATAATACGCCTGAAGAGGTAGATGAATTTATTCAGTCACTGGATACAAAGGCATTTAAAAAGATTCAAGACTTCTACTCCACCATGCCTAAACTATACTATGAGGTAAAGTACACAAATAGTTTAGGTAATGATAAGGTAATTCCTCTAACCTCATTAACTGATTTTTTTACGTTGGGCTGAGTCATAATACTATAGCCAACTACTACATGTTAAATTTTAGTTTGGCTCAGCATCACAAATGGTCGATAGATGAGATAGAGAGCATGATGCCTTATGAAAGAGACATATATGTTGAATTATTAAAAGATTACTTAGAACAAGAACAAGAGAGACTTAAGGCACGTCAATGAACTATAATGAACAGGCAGCACAGACGGCGGCGACTATGAAAGAGACGCCAGGTTTGGTGCTGTTAGTTTCAAAGAAAGATAATGACCGTTTAGAGGCGGCTACCGCTGTTGCGGAAAAAGAAGCTTCCACCTTTGCCTCTAATATTAGCAACATAGTTAATAAACTAAATGTTCTTAAGGGTATAGTAGAACAAGTGCAGTCTGTGGTCGCAAGTAATGCAGCAAGTGCTGCTAAGGTCATTAAGATTCAATCTATAGTAAGTGCAGGGGGCAATGAGTATCAGTTAGAAGAGGCCAGGGTAGAAGAAAAGCCTGGGCTCAATGATACGATACAAGACACTACTAGGGCAGTATCAAAGGCAGGCATGAGCATGCTAGCCCTTGCAGCTGCAATACCCCTCCTCCTTGCCAACCCTGAAATACTAAACCTAGTCAAAGGCTTCTTCGAAGGCTTCTTAACCGGTATAGGATTAAGTACGGATGCTATTGCTATCATTAAACCGGCTATAGCGGTGCTTCTTGGCATTCTTGCAGTATCATTTACCATGGCCGCTCTTGCACCAGTGATGGCAGCATTTGAAAATTTAAGAAAGCTTGCCATGGTGCTTGGTTTGGCAGGAACGGCAGCTGGGGACGCACATGATGAAGTAAAGAAGAAAGAACAAGCAGTAAATCAAAAAGAAAAAGACGTCAAAAAAGAACAAGGTAAAATAGATAAAGAAAAAGAAGATATTAAAAAGGGCACCGATACTGCCAAGGATGAGGTTAAGAAGGGTAAGGATGAAATAAAGAAGACTAAGAAAGCTGGCTCTAAAAGTAAAACTAAGTTAGGTAAGTTCTTAGATAAGACTAGGTACCTGATAGACAAGGTTAAACCTAAACTCATCTCTATGGCCGGTAATATACTTAAGGCTGTTCCTATTGTTGGTACTATATTAGGTATAGGGCTTGTGCTTTATGAACTCTACAGTATTGGAACAGACGTTTATGATGTATTCTTTGGTAATGATGATGAAGAGAAGCCAGAGGCAGAAAATAAACCTGCAGCCAACACCACCTCTGCACCAGCAGCGGGAGCGGCAGCGGCAGCGGCTACTTCCAAGGCATCTACTTCAAGTAGTACACCAACACCACCTCCTGCATCTTCTTCAGGTGGATCTACCCCTACAAGTCAACCATCACCTCCATCAGCAACTACCTCATCATCAGTAGCCAAGCCAGTTGCGCCTGCATCGTCAGGTGTTACTCCTATGGCAAGCACATCCTCTTCTGAAGTAATATCTCAGTCAATTAAAGTAGATCAGATGGAGAGAGATAACAACCAGTCCCTAGGCACTATGCTCCTAAACGTTAACAACAATCAATTTATAGTAGCAGCTAAGGAGATGGCGCAATCAGCATCTCATTCTTTTTACTCTGTATCTGTAGGCGCATAAAATGGCAAAAAGAACAACTAAAACCACCAAGAGTAAGTTAAAGCAAGTAACCAGAGAGTTAACGGAAGTAAAAGACTTACAAGTATCTGAAGGTGAGAAATATGATACTATTCAGGAGACGGTTGCAGTAGTAAGTAAGAAGGTATCAATGGTGGTTGGCGTCTTAGCTAGAAGCGCCTCCAAGGTCAAGACTGTAGAGAATAGAGTAGGCGACCTAGAAGACGAAGTATACAAAGAGAAAGAGGGTCCCCAGGTAGAGGATAAACCAGGCCTGGCTATTGTAGGTGCAATGGAGTCGATTGCTAACTCCTTTGCATCAGTAAATAAGTCACTTGAAAAATTAAATGCAGTAGATGCTGCATCCGCATATAAGACAGAACAACTACAAGAAACTAAACCAACAGTATCTACTACTGGTAGTAAAGGTAGGGGTGGAGAGCCAAGGGAAGGTGAAAGCATCTTTGGTATGCTAAGGACCCTGTTTACCAATCCTGCAGTAGTTGCAGCCCTAGCCGGCATTGTATACACAATCCTACCTAAAGACATCCAGGATAAAATAAAAGCCTTCCTGGGCGGATTCGCCGATGGACTTAAAGGTACTGCAGGTGAAGATGAGAATAGTGGTATTAAGGGACTAGGTACTGCACTCAAGGTGGCTGCAGCAGTAATTGCAACCGTATTCAGTGCTAAGTTAATTGGTAGTATTGCAAGCGCAATCACCACTACTATTCAGATCTTTAAGTCATTAAGAAAATTAAGCGGCAAGAAGATGCTTGCCCTGGGTGCAGGAGCTGCAGCCGGGTACGCAGTAATGAAGTCTATGGAGGGAGATAATACAGGGGGAGAGGCTCCTACCGCTGAACCAGAGTCAAAACCAACACCGGCTGCTACTGAGACACCAGCAACCCAGACACCGGCAGCTGCGCCTGCCACTCCTCCGCCTCCCCCAGCAGCGGCTCCTGCACCTCCGCCTCCTGCTGCGGCTCCTGCCTACCCTCCTCCTGCCCCTACCGGTACCGGATTAAAACCTGGTGGAGGTGAAGGAATAAAACCTGGTGGTGGATTAGGACTTAAACCATCAGGTAACGAAGGGTTAGTTCTCTCTGAATTGCAGAATGCCGGCTTTAGTAAGAAGGCACAAGCCAACGTCATGGCCCAGGTTGCCAAGGAGAGTGGATTCAGGCCTAGAAGTGAGGAGCTGGCAAAATATTCTGCAAAGACCCTATACAATCTATACGGACCTGAACAGAAGAATAACAAAGTAAGATTTAAGTCCATGCAAGAGGCGCAGGACTTAGTCGCCAAAGGCCCCGAAGCTGTTGGTGATGTAATCTACGGCGGTAGAATGGGCAACGATAAGCCTGGTGATGGGTACAAGTATCGTGGTAGAGGATTCTTACAGATTACTGGTAAGGATAATTATTCCCGTCTTGGTAAAGCAATAGGAGTTGATTTAGTTAGTAATCCTGACCTTGCTAATGATCCGGCCATTGCAGCTAGATTAGTTCCAGTATTCTTTACCTCCGGCAGACCTAAACCCCCTGATCTTGAGAACATTGATCTGGTTAATAAAATAGTTGGATCAGCTAGTGAGAAATCTAGAGAAGAACGTAAGACGCTAGCTGCAGCTTATGAGAGCAATCTCGGTGCATCCTACGCCTTAACCAGTGCTACCCCTGCGCCTGCTGCACCCACAACTGGTGCCACAATAGCATCAGCATCCCAAGGTGTGAAGGCAGCATCCACACCTTCCTTCCAAGTTGCATCAGTAAGTAATAATAATGCAGCCAAAGAAAATGGCGGGGGTGTTAAGCCGCCGCCATCGATGCCAAGTCCTATTGCCGGACGAGGTTCTCTAGGAATCTCCATCCGACATAATACTGCTTACGCTTGATTATTCCTCAGCAGCAAGCTTCTTAAAGAACTCCATACTGTCATCATCGTCCTCTTGAATCTTAGGAGCTGCTGTCTCTTTCAAAGGAGCTGCTGCCTGAGTCTTAGGCGTATCATTCCAAGGTGGGGTGTTATCTTCAGCACGTGATACTGGATTAACATTACCTGCAAGCCCCAAGACACGATATAACTTACCCTTTAGTTCATCGTATGACTTAAAGTTAGCCGGGTCAATGAATTCGCCAAGCTTGTGTTCTTGCTTCCAAATTGATTCCAACTTCTCGTCATCTTCGAACAGAGGACCGGCGGTATCAAATTCAGACTTATCGTAGTTACGATAGCCTTCAACGTTACGAATCTTGACCTTAAAGTTAGCACCTTCCCATAGATCGAATGGGTTGATTGGACGCTCATCTTCAAACTCTGGATTCATTGCCAGGTTAAGTTTGTCCCAGATTTTCTTTCCGTACTTAAACAGAACTACCTTACCTTCGTTTTCAGGATGTGCAGTATCTTTAATGACGTAGATGTTGCTGTAATAGGTCAGACGACGCTTTTGCTTGCGTACCTGCTCCTTACCAGCCTCTGTACCATTGTTCCACAACTGGCTGTTGTATTCTGATACTGGATCTTTTTGACCTAGGGTGGTCAAAGACTTTTCAATATACCAACCCCCGGTACCTTGAAAGCCGTGATCCCAGACCCGGACGAAAGGAATATCCTCACCATCTGGTGCAGGTAGAAAGCGAATAACAGCATAGCCGTTACCAGCCTTATCTACTTCTGGATACCAAAAGCGATTATCGTCTGATGAACCTTGGGGGGTGTTAAGTTTTGAAACTTCTTGCGTCAGCTTATCAAAATTAGATTGACGTGACTTTTTGAGTTGAGAGAAATCCATAGTATGCTCCTTGTATGCGATGTATTAAGTGTATGCGTTATATGTCACATTATCATGATATACAACTATTTATATTCTATTAGCTTTCACTAAATTTATCCAGCACAATTTTTCTCATCTTTTCCTTGTCGTATTCGAAGAACGGTTTGTACTTCTTACACCTCATATAGACCTGAGGCCATACGATTGGATCTTGTATTCTTCTATTCCACTTTCTCATAAAAGATACAAGATCGTCCAAGATGATTAACGTTTCTAGATTAATTTCCTGCTGTAAATACTTACGTAATACTAGCGGGTGTTGTCCTTCTTCGACTTGAAAATTAATGTCGAAGTCGGCATCGAGCCTATCGAGATCTTGACTGAAGATGTACGATAGGGACTCCCTAACTTTGACCAGTCTGAGGTAGTGTTTATCTGATTGTTCGTTGTTGATAAAGTCACCGACCCAGGTGGTACTGTCATTGTATATGAAATTGGCGACAAGGTAGTCGACCACATCCCTACGCTTGGAGAGCTTGTGAAAGAAATATTTGTCATTCCTTTTTTCAAACGTGGTTCTCGAAGCTTTTGTTCTGCCGCCGTACTTAAAGAAGTCATACGACTTAGAAGTGAAGTGATTTTTGATCGCGACATATGTTTTATACGCTTGAAAGGCTTCCATTTACGAAGAATAAACTCTGTTGTCTAATGTAACGTTCACGCATTGTGGAGGCATTGCGTACGGACATTGTAGTGAAACTATCATATTGAAATCCACGTTTCTCCATTTCACGCAACCAGTAGGATGCATGTTGGCAGTTGACATGATGGTGGCCAGGTTGACCGGGAAATGCATGTGTCATAATAACGTACTTGCATTGCTTCATTACATCGATAAAGTTATCCATGTATTTTTCTTCTACGTGCTCAACAAACTCCACCGTCCAGGCCAAGTCGTACGTCTTGTCTAACTGGTAAGGACCAGAAACAAAGTCATGTACTTTAATCAGGTCGTTAATCTCGGATGGGTGCTTAATAGAATAGTCTCCATCAAGTCCAATAATATCGAGACCCTTTCGCCTAGCAAGATCAACCATACCACCAGGACCACAGCCAATATCGACCATAGACTTAACGCCCAAATTTTCAATAAAGTAATTAAGTGCGCCATCGTCAATATGTGTCTCATTCTCATGTCCGCCCAAGTGTTGTGGTAATGTAGTCATAACGGAAGTTTCCTCGTCTTTGGTAAGTAGTTTTGTTCTTCAGCATCAAGCTGAACCTTTGCTTTCATTTTTGCGCTACCTTTGATTAATGATGCAGCAGTTTCAATCTCCACCCCATTTCTCTCACAAAAGTATATAACAGCATCTATGTAGCTGAGTCTTTTATCTTCAGCTATCTTATCAATTTCCATCATAAAGTCTGATGGTGTTTTTGTGAGAGTTAATTCTATATCATCCATTATTTAAATACCACTAACGCAAGTAATAAGGCTTGAATAAAAAATCCCATGCCTCCGGTAATAATACCTATGTTGTCTTTATTAAATACTGATCTAAGGAACATAAGCAATAGACCTGTCCATACAAATATTACAACATCAACTGAAGGTAGTCTATCGGATACTCCAAGTAATACAGCTAGGATATTAGGAATAAATGCACAATGCATGAGCAGTATTGCTATCCATCCCAGGGTCTGGGAGCTAATATTTTTTAAGTTATCTAATATCTTTAAATAAAAGAGTGCTAAGTTAAACATGTTTATTCCTTATAGAAGATATGACGGCCAATTGTTGTAATTTTTTCTTTGCGCCATTTTGGATTAACGTAATCGGCATGATAGAAAAGCGCTTCCTTTAGCCCATCCAGTCTAAAACCTTCCAGCAAGACTTTCTTGGCTACTGCCTCTGATTCCTCATACAATGGTTTGTATACAGGTTTAATTTTATAATTATTCTCACAGTACCAAGAGAACTGGCAGATCACTTTCTCATAAAATACATTCTTTTGATAAACTACCTTACATACATCATTAGGGAATTTACTATTGTTAGCCCTATTAAGGGTTACTTGGGCTACGGCTACCTTACCTTCAAACGGTTCATTGGCGGCCTCCCAGTAAATATTTTGAGTAAGACATTGCAATTGTCTCTCACGTTCCTTTAACGTCACCAATGTTGGAGTTGAATACGTAGAGTTGTATTGGTGAATACTTCTATCTACAGCCCATGACATGCATGAGTAGATGAGATATCCTAGTAATAAAATGAATAAAGCTTTAATAACTGCAATGCATATAAATGTTGCATTTTCCATGTATTGTTCGTACATAGTAGTCCTTTCTTTTGTACCCTATTATAATGGATCTTGTAGGAAAGATCCACCCATCGACTAACCTTTTTTGGCTACGATTGCTTGAGGTGATTGACTGACAAACCCGTTAAGGGTATTTGCCCGGCTTATAATATCAGACTCGGTAGGGTGTTGGGGTAGTGGGGGATGTTCAGGAGGTGCTATTCCAGCATGTCGAGAATTCTCGACCTTAACATGCCAGTCCTCGCTGATTTGATTGCGTTTGGTATGGAAGTCATCCATTACCATATCTTTTGCCATTTTTAAAAGCTCAAGACGAATCTCAAATGGAGTTAGACTCATAATTTTTTCCTTGTGTGTGATGGGTGTGGTGTGTGATGGTTTTATTGGGTTCCATCAACCCATTTATATTTATATTAGTAGCTAATTCTAACCCCAAGGCCTAAGGCATTCTCTTGAATGTCTTGATAGCTCTTGCTTGCATTTAAGTTTAATGCAACGTTCTTGACAATTGGGAGGCTGTATGTACCGAATACTACGGTCTGTTTGGTCTCTACAGCTGCTGTTGTACCTATGCGGGTCTTAACTCCTGCCAAGGCAAAACCTGGACCAAATTTCATGCCTGTAGTAGCACCTACCAATCCGTATTTGTAATCAGCATTCCGTGCACCGTTTGCACCGCTATCAAATCCGACACCTACGAACGGTGTGAAAGCTCCGATGTTTTTACCACCAGTTACTTCTAAACTATTTAACATTCCACCAGCATGGGATACTGCATTACGACCTTCTACACCCATTTGAATACCGCCAGCTTCCTTTCCTGCCCTAATATACTGGGCAGTACTACGTACACCTGAGACTTGATTATTGACTGAATCAATGTCTACGCTAAAATAATCAGCAGCAGATGCTGCACATGACAAAGCAACCAAGGTTGCACCAATGATCTTCTTCAAAATAAAACTCCTTTAAGTTAAGTGGTAGGTTATTCTGTTACGAGGAAACCTACCGAAACCCTAAGCAGTGTTTAGGCTGCTAATGCGAACTGTTCGTCGTTTGCGTTTACGTTGTTTTAGTTTTAACATCTACTCTGATGTGCTGTCCACTCCGTTACTATTTGCCCTGTCGAAACTATGCAGGCCCATCAAAAGCATTGTAGATGATTGGTCCGTTACACTTCTGCTACAACAGATGGCGCCGTGATTGAACCTCATGCTTTTGGTGGACCTGGGGGGATTCGCACCCCCGTCCAGAACACTTTTCTCTTTGCTTCATACAGCAATAAAATAGGGACCTAAGTCCCTAATTATTTAGGCCGCTTCGGCATATTCGATTGCGGTCTCAAGAGCCTTGATCTTAAGATTCTTATTCGGACCAAACCATGCTGACTGAAGACGGGTATCAGCCGAACGTCCAATCTTATGATCGGTCAAGAAAGTAACCGCATTAAATGCTTGCCACCAACTACCTTCGGCAAAGTTAGCGCCAGGCTGGGTCTCGAGGACTGCCAATGCTGACTTAGCACCACGTGAGATGGTCTCCGAATCGTTCGCCTTATTCTTAGACAGAGTAGGAAACACCGTACGGAAGTAATTCTTGATGGTCTCATCGGTATAGCGCTTGCTTCCCAGGAATGCAGCCATCTCCTTATACTTGGCAAGTTTATTCGTAGCAATACCCAACTCTTCCTTTACCTTTGAGGCATCGAAGAGGCTACGGTGATTTTTCTTGACCATACGATCAGAATTCTCAGACAGGCTAAGGGTAAGCGTATTATTACATACCACACGAATAGGAGTGAAGCGAATATCAATACACTGGCCAAAGCGGTGAGGATTAGTAAATAGGAGGTAAGAGTCAACTTGATCACCTTTAAACAATTCGAATGATTCCTTCACCTTAGCAAGAGCCCAAACTACTTGACCGTTCTTAAGGGAACCAGCAGTATGCATCTCCATATCACCATTCTGGCAATACTCGTGAAAGAACTCAAATGCTTCTGAATTCTGAATAGGATTCCATTCATCAGATACAACATCGAGAATACGATCGTCAGAAGAACGAACCAGGGCTGACCAACCCACAGGTTTATTTTCGTTACCAATCTTTGCAAATGCAGGAACCTTGCTGACCGTCCAGTCAAGATCGGCTGCCTTCAACATCTGCTCAGGCGAAAGATCTGCAGGTACAGACTTACCAAGTCCATGCCATGGAACTTCACCAGCATATGCCATAGTTTCTACTAAATGAGACATTTG